AAATAACATGGAAAGTGGAAACTCGTTAGAAAATATTGCTACTCCGTGTGGTATTATCCCATACGAATTGAACAAACAAGGAACTTGGGCTGAAAAATACGGAGGCGATAACTCGTTTTATCAGCAAATAATCAAAAAAGTAAGAGTTATTGAATTTTTGAACATAGTTATCTACGAGGTGTTATCTGTTGGTGGAAATCTTTTGACACCGCATCAACAAAAATTGAAATTTTTACCCAGATTTTAGTTTAGATATCCAATAGTTTAACTGAAGTTTTTCATTGTTTGTGGAAACTGGGACGAATGTATCCAAAAGTTCTTGCGTGATATCACTCCACTCTTTTACGATAAGAACTGGCAAGTCTNCNAACATTGGATCTAAAGGCGATGTCTTTACGATGGGAATACATCCTAAAGCCAGCGCCTCCCAAGTTCTGTGGCAGTCCAACCCATTTCCGTGCGGACTCACAACATATTTGTGTTTTACCATATTTGTCCACGACCGAATTCTNGAACATTTTACGGGCTCATAAAAGATTAGTTGTTTGGGAATTTGGGCCATAGCTATTTTCCTGTCGGCCGCATACCTAGTGATTAGTAAAAACTGGAAGTTTCCATAGCATTTTGATTCTCTATTTTGATTATTGCGTAACTTAAGAATATCATTTTCTTGCGATTCTCTACTTTGCTTTGGGCCCCAAGCAGAANGTNCANTTTCCATAGTGTGAAAGTCCAAACCTATCGGNAGTTGAATAAGTTTCTCGGAAGGCTCTACGCAATTCTGCGCGAACCAGCGAATAAGTAGTGGATGGCTCAAAATAGCATTTGCCGAATCGCGACAATCTGAAGGAACTGTCATATCCGAATCGCCTGAAACCAGAACAAATGGAAACTTGATATTCGGCAAATAAGAAGATACAAAATTTGCTAAAGCAGTTGGGTGGCAATAAATAGACTCCCCTGCTTTTGTGGGATAAGTTTCAGGAACTTCTATGCTTTCTGAATATGGGTTTCCTGTTTTGTGGTCACATACTTTAATAAAATTTGTAGAACATATTAAATTACTTGGGTTCGACGTTACTTTTGGATACTTCATCCAAGAGAGTCGCATTATTTAAAACGAATTAGAATACTTAAAACCAGAAACTCCCAAAGATGTCTCTTGAAGTTGTTATGGGGCCTATGTTTTCCGGTAAGTCTTCCTATGTGCTTTCTTATGTGCGCAGGCATAGGGCAGCTGGAATGTCGGTTCTTGTGATCAAGCCAAACATCGACAACCGCTTTTCTGATAAACCAGAGATCGTGACACATAATGACGAGCGAATTGCCTGTTCAACTTGGAATGTTTCAAACGAACTATATTTAACTTCGGAAATCCGTTCCTATAATTACATTGTGTTTGAGGAGGCTCAGTTCTTCAAAGGCCTTGCTAAAACGGTAGCATCTTTGCTAACGGAAAATTGTAATCGCCACATTTTAGTAGTTGGTCTAGATGGTGATGCCAATCAAAAGCCATTTGGTGAAATTTTCGATTGTATTCCATATGCCACTTCTGTATTGAAGTTGAATGCCATGTGTTTGAAGTGCAAGGATGGAACTCCTGCGCATTATACAGTTCGCAAAGAGGTTTCAGATTCACAAGTTGATGTTGGTGGGTCAGAAAAGTATTTGGCGGTGTGTCTGAAGCATCTGTAAAACGAATAAAATCCGGATTAGTTTTTTGGTTGTAAAATGAACATATTCTTCCTTTCCCTAGACCCAGAAGAGGCAGCCGTATTTCACTGCGACAAACATGTAGTAAAAATGATTTTGGAAACTGCGCAACTTCTGTATTCAGCACATTGGTCACTGAATTCTGAAAACTTACNTGAAAATGCTTATAAAAAGACACATGTAAATCACCCCTGTAGTATTTGGGTCAGAGCCAGCTTGTCAAACTACAAGTGGCTCTGCTCTTTGGGACTTAATTTGTGCCGCGAATACACTTACCGCTACGAAAAGGTTCACAAAACAGAAGCTCATCTTACGTGGCTGAATAACCACGTGCCTACAGAGTTGGTGGACAAGGGGTTTACCGAGCCGCCCCAAGCTATGCCCGAGGAATACAAGTGCTCCAATTTTGTGAGCGGATACCGTCTATATTATCGGAAGGAAAAGATGCGCTTTGCAAAATACAAGAAACGTTCATTCCCCGATTTTCTCGTGAATGGGTAATGAGTTCGTGCTCCTCTGGGTCTTTATCTTCTTGCGACAGCAACGGAAGTACCGACCTGTTTCAAACTATCACGAAAAATGTGAGAAGGGCTGGAAAACATAAAAAAGCCATTTTTATGTGNGGAGCGGCCGGGACGGGAAAGACTTCTAGTCGCGCGAAGTTTTTGNCTGATGCTGGAATTACGTCTTCTTANATTTACCTAAATCCNGATAACCTTGGAGGAAANCAAACTTTACTTACTAGTCTGATGAACAGAGCGATTAAGGAAAANTACTCGTTTGTCTTTGATGCNACATGTCGCAACCGAAACTATATCACTTCTGTAATGAAGAACTTGTATGAATCGGGCTACAAAGTTATTTTGTTTATGACCTATGCTTCTTTAAATACCGCACTAGAACGGGTTAAAAAGCGTGTGAGCCAACCCGTTCCGCAGGAAGTGGTGCGCGACATTTACCAACATATGAAAAAAAATGCTGAAACCTATATGAAAATTTCTTATATTGACGAACTTTACCTATACAATAACGAACAGACCTCCAAAATCATTTTTCACAAAAGCAAGATGGGAATTAAGTGTGTGTTGCCAGATGAAGAGTTCTATTTTGATGTTTCCAAGTATTGTCCTAAAGAATAAGGGATGTACAAATACTTCATCGAACTTTTGGGCGTAGTGGTTCTCACTTATGCGACTCTTTTGACTGATGGAAATCCCATTGTGATGGGAATAACTTACGTTTCCGTATATATGATTAGCGAAGGAGTTGAAAAGGTTTATTTCAATCCTATGTTTGTTATAGCAAATCTTGTTCTTGGAAGAATGACATTTAGTGAAGCATGGGGTCGTATTCTTGCTCAAGTTTTAGGAGCATTGTTTACGTTAGTAACTTTTATCCCGACAAAGACTTTCATAGATGGCGTTTAATTTGGATAAATGAGTCTGTTTCTCTGGGTTCCTAATTCTAAACTGCGAGCCGATATGATTGAACACACTAAGAAGCGCCGGTGCACTGATTCTGGTTTTGATTTACTATGCCCCGAACATAATTTGGATTTTTCCAAGAGTATGTTGGCTGCTGAAGTTCGCACAGGTATTCACTTTGCGGCTCTTAATGATGAACACCAACCCGTTCCTTATCTTTTGCTAGTTCGTTCTTCTACAAGCCTTACTCCTCTACGCCAGTCTAACCAAATTGGACTAGCAGACGCAGGATACCGTGGTGAACTAATTGCTCGAATGGATTGTGCTGATCCTAGTCGCAAGTCTTATCAAATTGAGTATGGTCGTCGCCTGTTTCAGGTGTGCCAGTATAACTGGCTACCTTGGAAGGAAATCATTTTTGTGAATTCACTTGCGGAGCTTCCTCTGGCGCCTGATTCTCGTGAGGCGGGCGGTTTTGGTTCTACGGGTGCGTGATGTTCCCCATCTTTCCTTTGCTTCCTGAAACTCAATTCCACCCGGAAAACTTCCTTTAGGCGGTAATGCTGGAATCTCTCTCGCAATTTCTTTTTGACCTTTCTTTGCTTCTTTAATTTGTCTCCGATACTTCATAGTTTTAGCAGCAATTCTCAGAGCTTTGAGATGTTTTAGTCTGGATATATCTTTTTGTATTCTTGCGCTATGGATTTCTTGTGCCCGACGGCTTAATTCCATCTCTTCGGGTGTTGCTATTAACATTTGTTAAACCATCGGGTAAATTATAATGAGTGAAATTGTATCGTGTATTACCGCTCCCCAATAAGCAACATACCATGATGTTTTGAAACCTAAAATCATCACGGCTATCACAACGAGAGAGCGGAGAAAAGTGTTCACTAAAAGGTTCGAGGTCGGAATAAAAAGCGCGTCCATTATTTTCACAAAACTTTTTTCTTGCCGTATGTTATAACACAAGATGGGCGGTGGTTTAATGCAGTTAGTGAGCTATGGTGCGCAGGATATCTACATCTCCGGCAACCCCCAGATCACCTTCTGGAAGATCCTATACAAGCGCCACACGAACTTCGCTGTGGAGTCCATTGAGGTGACGTTCAACGGCCAGGCCGACTTTAACAAGCGTGTGACGGCCATCATCAACCGTAACGCCGACCTGATGTACAAGACGTACGTCCAGGTGACACTGCCTGAGATTGACCTGGGCGCGGTGGTGTCTGGTACGCTGGCCGGCACGAACGCCGGCTTCCGCTGGGTGAACTACATCGGCCACCGCCTGATCAAGCAGGTTGAGGTGGAGATCGGTGGCCAGCGCATTGACCGCCAGTACGGCGACTGGATGCAGATCTGGACGCAGCTGTCGACGGATGCGGGCAACGTGGCGGCGCTGGATGACATCGTGGGCAACTCCCATGACCTGGTGCTGATGAAGCGTGCGACCGGCCTTGCCCTTGACGCGACTTGCTCGGCGACGGAGACGACGGTGTCGTGCATCCCCCGTAAGGGCACCCCCGCAAAGACGCTGTATGTCCCTCTCCAGTTCTGGTTCTGCCGCAACCCGGGTGTGGCCATCCCGCTGATCGCTCTCCAGTACCACGAGGTGCGCATCAACGTGGACTTCGAGACGTGGCAGAACTGCCAGTACTCTGAGTATTCCGTGGGCCAGCCCCAGTCCCTGTCCCAGGTGTCCCTCGCGGCCGCGTCGCTGTACGTGGACTACGTTTACCTGGACACGGAGGAGCGCCGCCGCTTCGCGCAGCAGAGCCANGAGTACCTGATTGAGCAGGTGCAGTACACGGGTGCGGAGAGCATCACGTCNTCGTCGAACAAGATCCAGCTGAACTTTAACCACCCCGTGAAGGAGCTCNNGTGGGTGGTGCAGCGCGACTCGTTCGTGGACTGCTCNAACCAGNCCTGGATTGCCACGGTGGGTGGCCCCCAGCCGTTNAACTACTCCGACGACTTCTCGACGGATGGCATGATCGTGTCNCTGCTGTCGCAGGCGAACTCTGCGTCGGTGGGCAACAACCAGTCCTCTGGTCTCCAGAACAGCCAGGCGACGGGAGTGCTGGGTGCCGCCGCAACGAGCTCGCTGGCCTCCATCATCTCCGACAACTCCATCGACCTGGGCGGCACGCAGGAGTTCGAGACGGGCGTGAACTACCTGCTCGCGAAGGTGATCTTGTCGTCCGGTGTGCGCTGCGAGGGCAAGAACCCGGTGGAGGTCGGCAAGCTGCAGCTGAACGGACAGGACCGCTTCACGGAGCGCGAGGGCTCCTACTTCGACCGCGTGCAGCCTTACCAGCACCACAGCCGCACGCCTTCCAC